TTTACGGTATAACGGAAAATGGGTATTATGTTTTTGATATAGATTCCGAAAACTATAAAATCACATTGAATTCTTTTCAATCATTATCTTCTGTTCTTTATGATAATGAAATTGTAATCGATTTGGAATTCTGTAAATATGAGAAAGATATATTCTATATATTGACTGACAAGGCACTCATTAAGAAATGGGAATATAGAAAAGATGAAATCATAGGAAGAAAGAATGCTTCTGATTTTGGAACGGGATCTGAATTTAAGTGGATTTCCACTGCAACTAAAACATTATCTTCTGATAATATTTACATATATGCATGGAATTCAACTGCAAATGCTAATCAAATTTTAATTTACGAGGACGAATTAGATTTGATAAGCATTTTTGGAAATGATGATTTTAAAGTATATTCCAAAAATGATATTTTCGTTAAGAAAAATGAATGGAACCAAGCATGGGTCTATGAAAAAAATCTAAAAAAACTAGTAAAGAATATTGATTTGTTGAAAAACAATATCTATTATAATTTGATAAGAAAAGATGGAGATTTCGGATCGATAACGGATATCAAAAAGATATATAATCAATTTTTATTTATCTCTGATCAAATTGAATATAAAAAAGATTTTGTAATTGGAGTGAATGAAAATTTCCAAGCATCTGTGATAAACAGGGAACTTGACAAGATATATGATTTGGAAGAAAAAACATTAGATTTCGTTAATTTGGACAATTCTTTGGATTATTATGCAAATATAGATGTAGAAACGCCTCTTCCAACTCCAACTCCAACATCAACTCCAAATCCTACGCCCACTATAACTCCAACTATAACCCCCACGCCAACTGTAACTCCTACTCAAGGACAACAAGGGCTTGTAACATTTATAAATTTATCGGATATCGTGAGATTTGACAGCAATGATCCTCTATTTCCGTTTGCGTAACATTAAATAACAATATGGCTGGCTTTTTTAGATTACATAACAAATTTCACAGATCATCGCACCACACTTTGTCAAGTGCCTCGGTGCTGGATCAAGGTCTAGATCCCATTGCAAGCCAGCAAGAACCATTCAATGGTATTTTTTATAATATCTTAACAGATCAACAGGGGTCGTATGAAATCCCCACAAATTCCTATGAATGGTATAGCACATATGCCTCAGTTTGTTCATTGTCTTCCAATTGGGATTCAATTGGAACAACATACACCACAGTAAAGGCTAATAGTGCGAATTGGGGAAAGGGATTCAGTGCATATTCCACATTATGTGCAAATTCCGCAAATTGGAGTTCAACATATACCACAGTGTGTGCAAACAGTGCAAATTGGGCTAATGAATATGTTCTCTATACTAACAGAGTCCAAGAAAACACAAGATCGAAAACGTTCAGTGGATATAATTTAACAATCAATGGCGATAATACGGTGGATTGGAATTTGGATATTGCTCAAGTTGCATTTTTAACTCTTGATAGAAACGTCACAATTAAAAATCCAGTTCCATCCACAATGAAAAATGGTGGATTGTATAATTTATATGTTGTACAGGGTTCCCCATCTGGTGGGTATAGTTTGACTTTTGAAAGTAACTATTTGTTTCCTGTTGGTGTTAATATTGCAACAGATATCAACTTCGCATTATCTGGAACCACGATATTCAATTTTCTCTGCGATTCATATTTCATGTATGGGGAATTTTATAAAACAAATCTAATTCCCGTTAGCCCAACTCCAACACCAACAGTAACCCCAACCTTGGGTGCATCTCCGACACCCACCCCAACTCCAACACCAACACCGTTGAATCAAGTCATATCGTTTGTTAACAATGATCCGATAGTATTTTTCGGAAGCGGTGATAATTTGATCCTATTCCCATAATGAGACATGAACAACCTCATTTTTCACAACAATTTTCACAGAAGCAATCACCACACGGTATCTTCCTTTGGATATCCTGAGTCGGCAAGAGACCCAATTGCTTCTCTACAATTCCCTTTTCAGGGAATATTCTATAACGATCTTTATACAATAGATGGTATTTTTATTACAAAAACAGATAGTTATGACTGGTGGAGTGCATATAGTATAACGAATTCCAATTCCGCAACTTGGGAAAAATATTTAACAACATATACAACGGTTTGTTCAAACAGTGCATTTTGGAATGAATATTGGACTGTATATAACAAATTAAAACCACTTTCCGCGAATTATGAATCCACCTTTTTAACATTATGTGCCAATCTGGATTATTGGAATGCTGTATACAACGAAAATACGATGTATACCAACAAGGTTCAAGAATCAACAAGACAAAAAACATTCGAGAATAATTTTATATATCCAAGCAATCCGTTGAACATTGTGTTGGATTTAAGTGCGGGTCAAGTAACAACCTATATAACAGATACGGATTCTTATATTTCAGATTTCAGTGGAAATAAAAAAGGAGGAATTTATCATCTGGTATTGATAATGGATGCGAGCAGCAATCCAGTTCAAGTCACATTTAATAGTGTAAAATATAAATTTCCAAGCGATCAGAATACATATAACACATCAAGCGGAATATTTTTAAGAAAATTTCAATTTTTATCGGATGGTCAATATTTACATGGGAAATCATCTTTGTATCAACTTGCATCGCCACCATCTCCAACACCAACACCAACTCCAATTTATGGTCAAGGCATTGTAACTCTTATAGATAAAATTCAAATGAGGGAACTTGGTGGAGGACAAGACATATATCCATTAAAAGATAGGGGAATAGTTAGTTTTGAAGATTTCCAGATTTTTGGATTTGATGGAGAAATACTTGATCCTTTTTGATTTCTCTCACATCTTCTTTAAAAAAAGAAACTTTGAATATAAATAAAAATATATGCCAAGTACATTAGCAAATTTTCAATTATCAGCAGTCGCAGCAGCAGATGATTTTATCGTTGGTTATGACGAGGCAGCATTGAACGGAGAAAGACGTTGGACCGTTTCAACGATATCAAAAGCCGTGAGTGGGATTATAGCCCCATCTTTCACGAATGTATTTGGTGAATCGTATGGTCTTTTTAGAAAAAGTGATCCATCTATTGTTGCATTTGCGAAAACAGCTGATTTTGCGGTATCTACTGGTGTTACACTATATGTTGAAGTTAACGGAGGGTATGTTCAAATCAATTCAGGAACCGTTGTTTCCATGCCATCCCCAACCGTTGGAACGGATTATGCTATCTGGGCAAAACCAGACGGTACACTTGAAGCCACTTCAAACCATACATCCGGTCCTGTCGTTGGCTCTAGAAAAATTGGAGGGTTTCACTATGCAGCAGGAAGCAATGCAACAGCCCAAGCTGGTGGCAATACAACTCCACAGATAAACGAATATTCATTCTGGGATTTAAAGTTCCGCCCAAATTGTCCTGATCCAAGAGGCATGACCCTTGTTGCTGACTCTTTTTGGGTTGATATTTACCTTTGCGGTGTTGACCATACTGTAAATGGAACCTCCAAATATAATGTTACTATTGCAGATGGTGGAACCCCTCCAAAAGTTCCTATTGAATTTGGAGGAAACGGGACTACTGCATATGCAAATGGAAACTGGTGGAATTTCATGGAAGTTTTTCACTCCCATGGCAAAAGAGGTTTAACCTATTCCGAATTTGCTGCTGCTGCATACGGAACAACTGAGGCAACTAGCTCCGGTGGAACGGATGTTCCCACAACTGGAGTAACAGGAACCGGAGCTACATCACCTTGGAATACATTTACTTCCAAATGGGGTGTTATTCAATCAACAGGATGCATTGATACTTGGGGTGATGAATTTGGTGGTGGTGCCGCAGCTGCAAGTTGGGCAGCAAACACACAAGGAAGAGGATCAACATATCAGATGGAAAATGTTGTCTGTTTTGGCGGCTACTTGACTAATTCTCCCAATTCCAATTCCGGATCTCGTTGTTCCCAGTGGGGTGATTCTCCCACTTACTCTGATAACAACAATGGTTCTCGCGGTGCCTGTGACCACCTGTTGCTCGATTAAAGTGGCGATGGCTGCTTTTTTAAAAAAACATATTTAGCAGATGCAGCTTTAGCAAATTTGAGATTTTTTTAAGATTTTTGGTAATGATTCGATGCAAGTGAATGCTCCAGTATAAATAAAAATATATGGCATCTACATTAGGAGACTTTACATTATCAGCAGTCGCAGCACCAGACGATTTCATTGTTGGTTATGATGAAGCAGCATTAAATGGGGAAAGACGTTGGACAGTATCGACCCTTGCAAATGTTGTAAGTGGGATTATAGCTCCATCTTTCGCAAACACATTCGGCGAATCGTATGGTCTTTTTAGAAAAAGTGATCCATCTATTGTTGCATGGACAAAGACAGCAGATTTTGCAGTATCTACAGGTGTTACACTATATGTTGAAGTTAACGGAGGGTATGTTCAAATCAATTCAGGAACCGTTGTTTCCATGCCATCCCCAACCGTTGGAACAGATTATGCTATCTGGGCAAAACCGGATGGAACTTTAGAGGCAACCTCAAACCATACATCCGGTCCCGTTGCTGGATCAAGAAAAGTTGGAGGATTTCACTATGCAGCAGGAAGCAATGCAACAGCCCAAGCTGGCGGTAACACGACACCTCAAATCAACCAATATTCTTTTTGGGATTTAAAGTTCCGCCCAAACTGCCCTGATCCAAGAGGCATGACACTTGTTTCCAATTCTTTTTGGGTCGATATTTATCTCTGTGGTGTTGATCACATTGTAAATGGAACCTCCAAATATAATGTTACTATTGCAGATGGTTCAGCACCTCCAAAAGTTCCTACTAAATTTGGCGGAAATGGGACTAATGTGTATGCAAGTGGAAACTGGTGGAATTTCATGGAAGTTCTTCAATCCCATGGTAAAAGAGGTTTAACCTATTCCGAATTTGCAGCTGCTGCATATGGAACAACTGAGGCAACTAGTGCTGGAGGCACAGATACTCCCACTACAGGCGTCACAGGAACTGGTGCATCCTTGGGGTGGAATGTGTTTACCTCCAAATGGGGTGTTATTCAATCAACGGGTTGCTTTCATATTTTGGGTGATGAATTTGGTGGTGGTGCCGCAGCTGCAAGTTGGACAGCCAATACAGAAGGAAGAGGATCAACATATCAAATGGAAAATGTTGTAAATTTTAGTGGAGCATGGAATGATACTTCCGCTTCCGGTTCTCGTTGTTCTAGTTGGAGCGTTTCTCCCACTGTCTCCAACATCAGTTTTGGTGTACGAGGTGCCTGTGACCACCTGTCACTTGATTAAAGCGGCGAAAAGCCACTTTTAACGATGGCACCAATGAAGGCAATAAATCCATATTGCGATCAAATGCTTATTGTGAAAAAAAGAAACTTTGAATATAAATAAAAATATATGGCATCTACATTAGGAGACTTTACATTATCAGCAGTCGCAGCACCAGACGATTTCATTGTTGGTTATGATGAAGCAGCATTAAATGGGGAAAGACGTTGGACTGTTTCCACTATTGCAAATGCAGTGAGTGGAATCATTACTCCATCTTTCACGAATGTATTTGGTGAATCGTATGGTCTTTTTAGGAAAAGTGATCCATCTATTGCTGCATGGACAAAAACAGCAAACTTTAATGTATCTACTGGTGTTACACTATATGTTGAAGTTGATGGGAGATACGTTCAAATCAATTCCGGAACCATTGTAACAATGCCATCTCCAACCATTGGAACAGATTATGCTATCTGGGCGAAACCAGATGGAACACTTGAAGCAACCGCAAACCATACATCCGGTCCCGTTGCTGGATCTAGAAAAATTGGAGGGTTTCACTATGCTGCTGGTGGTAATGCAACAGCACAAGCTGGTGGTAATACCACACCTCAAATCAACGAATATTCTTTTTGGGATTTAAAGTTCCGTCCGAACTGTCCAGATCCAAGAGGCATGACACTTGTTGCTGACTCTTTTTGGGCGGATATATATCTTTGTGGTGTTGATCATACTGTAAATGGGACTTCCAAATATAATGTCACTATTGCAGACGGTGGAAACCCTCCCAAGATTCCTCTTAAATTTGGAGGAAATGGGACTACTGCATATGCAAACAGTAATTGGTGGAATTTAATGGAAGTTCTCAAATCCCATGGTAAAAGAGGATTTACTTATGCTGAATTTGCAGCAGCTGCATATGGGACAACCGAGGCGACTAGCTCTGGAGGAACGGATGTTCCCACTACAGGTGTCACAGGAACCGGAGCAACCTCACCTTGGAATGTATTCACTTCCAAATGGGGTGTTATTCAATCAACAGGATGTATGTCAATTTGGGGCGATGAATTCGGTGGTGGTAATGCAGGTGCAAGTTGGACAGCAAACACACAAGGAAGAGGATCAACATATCAAATGGAAAATACTGTATTTTTTGGTGGCGACTTTACTGATTCTTCCGCTTCCGGTTCTCGTTGTTCTACTTGGTTCGAATCTCCATCTTACTCCAGCACCATCGTTGATGGTGTGCGCGGTGCCTGTGACCACCTATCGCTTGATTAAAGTTGGCGAATTCCGCTATTAATAATTTGAAAAAAAGACTAAATAATTTTAATTATGAAATCAATTAAATCGGTAATCATTAATACAAGAGAAGATCTGGATTCTATTTCCGGAACAGAAAAACACGCAGAGTTCATGCAAATCCTAAAAGGCTCCATGACAAGAAAAGAGGATACTCAAGTCTATCCCGAAGGATACGGAAAGCCAGATTATAAAGGTGAAACATTGGAACCAATCTGGAAAGATGTTGAAGACCTTTCCACAATCGAAAGATTTGGTTTCAAAAAAGAAGATTTCGCTTCTTGATAGAATTTCCACACCAAAGCCTTAAATAATCTTAAGGCGAAATGCAACAAAACGAATCAACAGAAAAGTTTGTTCAATTTTGGAACGATCAGGCACTAGATACTCACCATGATATCATAATCAGTGTTGATTATTCCTTATACAACATAGATGATACTCCGAGTTGTGGATTTTGCATAGCTCTTTTTGAAAGCATCAATGACAAGCCAAGAGGTGGGGGAATTAGATATAGCCTTGCCTATACTCCAAGTGAATCAAGAGAATGTAATGAACCCACATTAAAGGGTCTGGAAGCGGCTGTATATGGAATTGGTTTTGATATAAATGGAATATTTGCAAAAAGAACACCTTATGTCCAAGGTGTGGAACACACAACTGCAAATTCCATTTGTCTTAGAGACGGTATAAGAAACGATTATAAAGTTCTTAAACAAACAGAAAATCTACAATATTCAAAAGATTTCACAATATCCCAACAATTAACTTCCACAGGAGAAGAAGTTGTTTATAAACAAGCAAGAGTTGTTT